CGTAATGTCGGAGGTTACGTTAACTATGATCGTTCGGAGTTTGCATCTCCTGCCCCGCTTCTTGGTGGAGATGACAAGAAGCTAGAGGAACTTTGGAAGAAGCAGTATCCTCTAAAGCCATTTGTTGAGAAGAACCAGTTCAAGAGTTTTGCCGAACTCAATGAACGATACAAGAAGGCTGTTGGTGATGATGTTCGTGCTCAGTTTACTGAAAGCAAGAGCATTGAGGATGATGTGGCAGACACGGTAGTGTCTGAAGACATTGAGGAAAAGGATCCTCTAAAGTACTTCTCCGAGATGGAGAATGATTGAGAAAAGCCCCCGCAAGGGGGCTTTTTTTATGCCCAATATGGAAATCGACTAAATCTTTCTCTTCTATTAACAAATATTAAATTTGTAGGATCTACTGTAGGTTTTTCTTCAAATTTATTTGCAGCTTTTGGATCGGGAATCCAACGATTTACCAATTGATTTGAATTGCTATTTACCTGTGATTGAAGTGAATCTACTGCAGTTTTTAAATTATTATAACTATCTTCTGCATTAAATTTTATAGATAAATCAAGTGCTGTTTTAGATACTTCTGCTTGTGTATTTGTTTTTATATTAACTTGTGTTGCAGTATAAGGTAAACTAGGTGGCAAATTAACTTCTGCCTGTTCAACCGATGCAGAAGGTGATTGTATAGAAGATGGTGTTATAGCCGAAGAAAAGATTTGTTTTTCTGCATCAACATCAATAGCTATGTTATTTTCATCATTCATAACTGCATCCCACTTCCAAGATTATAAGCATTTGCCATTTGTTCATGTTTCTTTTGTTCTTGGTATTCAACAATAAGTTTAACATAGATTTCTCTTTCCCACCAAATCATACTGTCTATATCTACCAAGTTCCATCCAAAATTATTTATTAAGGTAAAGTTTGTCGTAAAATAATCTCTTAAATCAAAAAACTTTACCGAGAGATAAAAAAACTTAAAATGCCACTGACCTCCTTTTCACCTTCGCTCGTATTAAGCATAACATATAGTTCTGGCATTTTATTTAAAAATTTTTCTAACTTGGGTACAACATTTAGAGGCAAATTGTCTATCATATTCTTCATTTCATCATTGATAAATCTATCTACATAAAAAATCTCACCATTTAATATAATTTTATGAATACAGGATTTAATCAAATATTCTTGATCTAATGAAGGCAGTTTTAATAAATCTTTAATTTTTGGAGTATGCAACATTAAACTCATTTTATCATTAAGTTTAATTGTTTCTTCTATAAGACTATTTTTGTTTTTTATATCATATATGAATACTTGAATTTTTTCTTTATTGTAAATTAAATTTAGATATTCATCTACGCTTTTTGCTCTAATTTGCAAAAACAAAAACTCAGCATCGGCCAGACATAAATTTAAAACATCAACACCTTCCGTGTTTAATTTTAATAAATCAACCATAGCATTTAATGCTAATTTTTTATTTTCTTCTTGTAATACTATTGAAATGTTTTTGGCATCTTTTACACGAAATGGTGTAAATGTTACCTTTTTTTGTAAAAATGGTAATGTAGTTTCATATCTTGGTAATAAATTTTCTAATGATTTGATAATATTCATCACTTAACCTTTATGTAAAAATAAAATCTCTGTACATAAACAATACTTGATATACCGAATATTCATTTTGGCGCAACATAGTCAAATCTAAAGGCATAGTTTCAATTGGATATACTTCAAAAAATGTGTATGTTCGATTGATGTTTCCATTTAAATCTAACAAATTTATATTCATTTTAGAATTGTAAATAATATCATCATAAAAAGATAATTGAAACGGTGCACTAATGGTTCCACGTTGTCTTCCGCCAGAGTATATAAGATTAAACCATTTATCAAACAAATCTGTAATAAAATTATCGTTAGTTATGGCAAAACTAACAAGAACTCCTTGTGGAAATTTTTGATAACGTGGTACAGTTCTTCCCAAACCATAACCAGCCAAATTATCAGCTACACCATCAATTGCTCTGGCTCCAATAGATATGGCCAACGGTTGTACATCCTCGTTTGATAATACTAATGATGGTGGAAGGCCATCAAAAGACATTGAAAATCTATTTGATCTTTGTAATCCATTATGGCGATCAAAATAATTTTTAATATTGATTATTGAATTGGTGTTGTTAGCCATTGTTGAATAAATCTTTTTCTGTTACAATTTTAAAAACGATATTATGAATATCGCAATATTTTTTTGCAGCCTGCCATTTTGCGGTATTTATTATCCAAGTTGCTTTTTCTTTCTTGGATGCGTTTTCTTTTAAATATGTTTGTTTTTTTGGTTTTACTTCTACCATCCAGTTATGTAAACCAGCAGAGTTTTTAAATTGAATTAAAAAGTCTGGATAGTAGTTGTGTACTTTTTTATCTAATGGACTAACATATGGTATAGAAATTTCTTCTGAAGACCATTTTATAATGTTTGGCGTTTCATCACAAAACTTACAAACATTTCGCTCCCATAAGGATCTGCATACTATTTTTGATGCATCCCCAGCATACTTTTTAGGATTTTTGGGATTGTATACCGATTTATAGGCCATATAAAATATTTAGGTATTTTGTCTAAATATTAGATATGGCAAGAACTCTTAATTTTCAATACCCCTATGGTCAGTATGCTGCAGAACAGCCTATGTGGATGAACTTTTATTGTGCAGAATATTCTTTAAGAAATTCCGATAGAACTAGGCAAGGTGTTCAAAATAGAGCTTTTGCTCATCTGATTCTCCCTATGCCAAAAGAACCGGGATATCTTGCCGCACATGAATATGGTGAAAGTAATAATAATCCAGTAGGACCAATGTTAAGTCGTGCCGGAATTGCAAATGCTGGTGGAGGTGTACAGGGTGCAATAAATGTTTTAAAAAGAACATTACAGCCAGCAACTTTTTATTGGGAACGAATGTTTGCAACTTCTACATTTAGAAGATTTAGTAACATAGCCGAAGCTACAATGGTTTCTGAAGCAAGAAAAAAATACTTTTTTCAATATTTGTTTGTACCAAAAAATGCAGACGAAGCATTTCAAATAGAAAGTATTGTTGGAACATTTAGAAAATGCTCATATCCAAAGATTGCTACTGGATTGCCAGAAAGAACATACCCACAACAATTGTGGACATTAAAGGTATCCAGAGGAAATGGTGTAGCATTTGGTGGCGAACAAAACCTTACTGCAAACTGGCTCGGTGAACCTCTTGTATGTGTTTTAGAAACAGTTAAAGTTCAAAAAAATGATGAAAGCGATCCTATAATTAGATATTTGCCAAATGGGGCATCTTCTATAACAATGTTGGGCTTGGTCTTCAGTGAATTTGAAACCGGAACATATGTTCCTGATACAAATTCAATAATGTCAAAGTCTGAAATCTCTTCTAGATATTTTGGTTCATCTTTATGAAATTTTTTAAAAATTTACCTAAAACGTCTTTTGCTAGTTTATCTGGTGATTTTATAATCTCAGATTTTTTTACTTATCTTGATGTCAATAGAAATGAAATTGATATCTCAACAGTAAACATAGATAACAAAACAACTTTAATTGAAGCAGCATACGTAGTTTACAGTGATGTAAATAGTTTTTGGGCTTTTGTTGCAGCCAATCAAACTATAAACCCTTTTGATTTATTGGCTGCAAATAATACATTATATGCACAACAAAACAAAGATCGTATAAATTTAATATTATTTCCTAATTTAAGTGACACTGATGGTGGAGTTGCTTTTCCAGTCGGTAGTATATTGACACCCTATGTGGGAAATACAGGAGCATCATATGTATATGGTAGCACTGGAGATTTTGATGTAAATGGACCATTTGCTATTGTGGAGGCCTCTTCATTTTATGATGATAATATGATTATAGGTCCACAATATGGTGGTACATTTATAACTGTTACTGGCACAGGTCCACATATTACTGTAATACAAAAAAATGTAGATGGTTCATATACTTGGGCTGGATCATATTATGCAGCAAACAAAAAATCTTCTGCAAGCCGTGTATTTGAAATTACAAAACCAACACAAGCACTTTCAATTTATAAAGAAATTGTATCGGGAAATTCTACAATCGATAGTGCATTGCCAGAAGCAATTCCAGTACCAGATAGTCCAGCAAATGCAGTGCCAGAAGCCATAGTTCAAACTGTAAATTATAATGTCCAACAAACAGTAAATAATATACCAAAACAAATTCAAGCATATGTTCCAAGTCAGCTTGGTTTCGTGCAGAGTTCATTTGTGACTACTAAGTATAGTTGATATGCCTAATACAAGTAAAAATTTTAATCCGTCTTATTCCACCGTCAAGGCAATTTATCTATCTAATGGCACTAATATATTAGATATTACAAAACAAAATACTCAATGTAGATTTGAGAGAATGGAAACAGTAGAAAATATAAATGAAGTGTTTCCAAATGGAAGTATTGCTGTGACTGATTTGAGAGATATTGCAAGTTTTATTGGATACAACAATATTACTACAATAATAATTGAATTTTTTGATGGTTCAAGATGGAATTGCGACATTACAAGTGCTTCTTATAGCACAAATGCCGCATCAGATAGTGAAGATAATTTATTTGTTATTCATTTTACAAATCTTTATTATAGATATTTTTCAACTAATACTCTTACAGAACTTATGTCTGGTTGGGGATATAGTCGGCCAACTGTATTTTCTATAGATGAATTAGTAACATTATTAAGAACTAAAATTTTTGGTTCAGGAAGTGGGTATCAAGATTCTGCAAGTAATTATTTTTTATATAAACCACTTATACCATTTAATAATCGAGAAGAAACGCTTCCAGATAATGCAGTAGAATTTTTAAACTATATTTCAACAGGTGCAGTTGGTGTATCTGGTGGTTCTCCAAATTTTTTATTCTGGACAGGTTTTGGCGGTAATGTAAATTTTAAATATTTTTATAGAAACATTACAGACGATCCATCATATGCAACTATTGATGCAAATTATAGAAATATAGCAGTTTTTGATGGTGATTCTGTTGTGCAAAAACTTTCTGATCGTAAATATTATCGTAAAGCATATTTTTTGGCTACTAATCCAGCATTTCAATGGATTTCTAAAAATTATTATTACGTAAGAAAAACACCAAAATATTTGGATGAAATACCAGCATCAATAGGTGTCAGCGGAGGAAGCACTTATACTACGGCAAATCTAGCTTTTCATTTTCAAGATGATGGGCAAAAATATAATATTGATATTATTACAATTGATGGCAGAGGAAATACCGCACCTTTTGGCGGTGATAGATTGGTACCAGAAAATACTTGGGGATATTTTGACGGAGGATCCCCAACAAATAATAAATCAATAACAAATTTGTTAAGTAATAATTATGGCACAAATGAGTCATATCAAAAATTAAATTTTATGGGTGTAACAGGATATATGCCATTTTTGGATAGTCCTGACATGTGGAAAAATATGTTTGATATGACACCAATTCATCCAGATTATCCAAATACACAAACATCTCCACCAAAAGCTGGAAGTGCAACAACATTAGATACTGTAATGAAAATACGTGATTATGTTGGAAAAGATGTAAATTATTATGATGGGCCATTGCCGTTAGATGGAACAACTTCTGGAGATAGATTATCAAAATTAAGAGAAATAGAAGCACAAAATTTTGTAATGTATTCATTATGTTGCATGGGCCGTGGTGATGATTGTTTTTTTGCTGTGTTACAAAGATATGAAATAGATAATACAATTCCACTATCATCCACTGAACCATATTTAAGTAAAGCTAAAAAATATCGATATAAATGGAATAAACTTGTATTTTCCAATCCTTCGGGTATATCTGGAGCATGTGGTGGAGCAGGAGCGTGTGGTGGAGCAGGAGGATCTTATGGAAATACTTATCCAAATAAAGTAGAATCTTGGTATTTGGATCCTTCAGTAAAATCAAATCCAACACAAGATGATACGTGGGCAATAAATTTAAATGAACGAGGATTAACTGCCGGATATCTTCCACCCGGATGGGCAGCATCTTCTAGTACTAATTTTTCTTATAGACCTATAGGTATACCAGCTACTCAAACTACTCTTACCACAGGTGGTAATATTATGCATATTGCTAGAGTTTGTATCGAACCAGTTGGTGGAAATGATAAGGTAGTTTATTTTTGGGCTGAAAATATTGTTGATGGTAATTGTTAATTAATGGGAATTATAAATGTCTAAACAAATTGTAACTTATGGAACAAATGAAGCAAAGACTTCTTTATATTCAGTCACGTCGCGTGATGTCTATGATTGTGCCAATGGATACATTACTCAAGGCGTATGTGCGGCACCCGGATCTGTAGATGAATGTTTTAATACATATCCACAAATAAAAGATATTGCAGCTGCTGTTGGTTTTTATAATCCTGCACTTTATGGACCTTCTGGTTATACTCTTTGGTTAGGTAATCCGGGAGGTTCTTTTGGTGGTGGATTAGATTTGTATTTTAATACAACAACAGAAGAAACTAATTTAGTTGCAAAATTATTAGGAACGGATTGGATCGGATGTTTGTGGGGAACCCCAAATGCAGCATATAGCAGTAACTGTCCAAATATTGGGCCAAAATACGAAGCATATATTAAACATAGATTAAATAATGCTTCATTTTGGAATACTCCAGTACAAACACCAGTACAAAGAGCAGAATTTGTAGATGCATTGCAATATGGAAGAAAAGTTGATGTTACTATTGCTGGAGATTTTAGTCTTAAACTTGGGGAAGTAATAAATTTAAATGCAAATGCAATGAGTGGATATCCATATGATTTAACATCATCTTACATGAATGGTATTTACTATATTACTGGCATAAAACATGTTGTTACTAATTCTGGCACACATGAAACTGCACTGGCATTAAGTCAGATTGCGGGTATAGCTGGCGCATATTACCCCTGATATAAATATTCTGATGGCAATAAAAGATTTCTCAATCTTATTAGAAAAAGTATCTACTATTTCATCCAATAAAGATTTGGGAGTGGTTAGTGGTTTTAATGCATATTCACAGTATATAACAGCTATTTGTAAAACTCAAAAAGGTGAATTAGTTTCAAATATGGATCTTGGATCCGATTATTTTAAATATATTTTCAATGGTCAAGCAAATAATGGTGCTCTTGAACTTAGTTTATCTGCATACATTTATGCAGCTATACCAGAATTGGCAAATGTACAAGTGCAAATACTTTATATGTCTGATAGTGTTATTCAACTTTTGGTTACATATTTGATAACTGATGGAATAAATACACAAAATAAAGCAAGTACCTATGTAGAGGTTCAATTACAATGACGTATCAATTACAAAATCTTGATGTTTCTTCTTTGGATTTTGATGACATAAAAACATCTTTAGTATCATTTTTTAAACAGCAACCCGATTTATCCGATTTAGATTACGATAATAATGCCAGTACTACCAATTTATTAATAAATATGTTGGCAACTGTTACTGCTTATAATGGAGTTTATTCTCAATTTGGTTATATAAATTCTTTTGCCACTACAACTACAATATTACAAAGTTTATTAGGTATTGCAGCCAACAATTCTGTAATGCTTACACCTACACAAGGAGCTTCTACTGTAGGAAGTATTATTACTACTGGAAATACATTACAAGAATATACTACATTTTTAGCAACAGCTACAAATGGTGGTAATTTATACTTTTTTAATATTGATGCGATAAACCCAAATAGAGATGCTACCATTACTTTATATTCCGGGACACAAGTTGTAAGTTATACAAATTATGATTATAAGACGCAATCATGCCAGCTTCCATATACAGTAGATCCAAGAACAATTAAATTCTATACAGCACCTGTTAATTCACCTATTGTTACAACATGGACAAAAGTAGAGCAAGATGCTCCTGCCAGTACCGGTAATCAGACAACTTTTACTGTAATTAATGGACCCGAAGGATATATTGTAACAAATAATTTTCCTTCGGCACAAACAATTACAACCGCAAGTACTGTATTAATTAAAGCAGTAGTTTCAAATGGAATATCTGCAAACAATTCGACAGTTGTTCAGAGACCTGATGTGTCTTTTCTTTCTGCTTCAGTTCCAAGTGGTGGATATGATCAGATTTCCGTAGAACTTGCAAGATATAAATTATTATTTAATGCTACAGGTCAAAACAGATGTGTGACTATTTCCGACTATGTTAATGCAATTTTAAGTTCAGGCTTAGACGGAACAACGGATTCATCATTAATTACTGTTCAAAATGATCCAAGTAATCCGGGTACTGTTAAAATTTATGTTTCTGGTTTGTCTACAACTAATCAATCTTTATTAATAGATTATCTTAGCAACAAGACTGTTGCTGGTATTAGTCTAACTTATAGCTTATGATTCTACTATTTAATAATCAACCTGTTTCATTAAATGGAAAAATTTCCTATCTAAAAGATAGAATAGCTCTTCTTGCAGGTAGCAACCAAGAAAATACATTTCGTGTTTTTAATACTGATAACACACCATGGTTAGGCGACGAATTGACTATAGAATCTTTATTTCCTCAATGGATAATTAAAGAATATAATAATAATCCTACTAATGTAGCTATAATCACAATTATTAAAAATTATATGAGATGGCTTTTGAGCCAAGATTTTGGTTATGGGGCTCAATTAAATTGGGAAAATATAAGAGTTCCTTTATATGCTAATTCTTTATTTTTAGAAGCATATACAGATTTTTATTTTCCTAATGCTGATTTTTCTCAAGAACCACTATCAAATATATTACCAAATGTTAGACAATTTTCTGTAAGTGCAAGAAAAAGTTATTTTAACATTAAAGGTAGCCCCAGAGCAATAAAATATTTAATTTGTTCTTTGTTTGGGTTTCAGTGGAATGATGTGATTGTTAAACAATCATCTCCATGCATAATGAATATAAGTATGGCTTCTGCTCAAAGTTCATATTTGAATCAATATAAACCATTTTTAGAGACATATGTAATACCGGCTGGAATAGTTGTTAACTATACTACTTTTTGATTAAATATTTTTATGATTAAACAAATGGTCATGTTTGCTGCTTCTCTGGCATCCAGAGGACTTGAAAATAAAAAAACAGATATAGAAACCAAACAATTAAGGGTTGTTTCGTGTTTTGGTATTGAAAATAAAATTGCACGCTGCCCATATTTAAAATTAAGTCCAAATCACAAAAATAAACACTTTTGTGCAAGATGTGGTTGTGGTGATAAACCTCATACATGGCTTTTAAAAGATTCTTCCGAGTATTCAAAGTTAGATTATCCGGTATTAAATTGTCCAATACATATGCCGGGGTTTACAAATTATGATCCTAATTTTACTTTGCCAGAAATAAAA